ATCGTCCTTACCAGCGAGCTTTGCAAAAAAGAAAGCATCATTGCGAGAACGGAACGCGTCCATCGAAGCTCGTACCTTGCCATTATACTTATGATAGTCATAGCCATCTGTAGTAAAATGTTTCTTCAGTGCAAGGTACTTTACATACGCTTCGAATGATTTATCATTTACATAGGTCGGTGATGTCAGGCTCATCGTGCTTTACCATTTTCAAGTCAACTGCTTCTGATCTTACTTTCTCTTTTAAGATCGACGACTTTTTAACAATATCAGCAATGGACTCAATCTCGAGATTATTCTTCTCGGCATAATGAATAAGAGCATCGATGTATGGAACACCGCTTGCAATCATTTTAGAAATATCGTGATGTATTTTTTCAGGTGTCATTTTCACGACGGACATCAATGCCTCCTTGTAATTTATAAAGTGCTATTCTACCATAGTACGCAGCAAATGTCAACCAGTAAGTAGAAATAAAAACGGTCCGACAGTTACTCACCATCAGACCGCTATTATATCACAAGTACATGTACTTTGTCAACTGATATTTATACCAAGGTTTCCTTGTCACAAAAAACTACAATTGGCGAATCAATATCAACATCAATCATGCGAGAAAGAGGGGTAGTCTCACACTGTTGAATATCGATATTGTGTTGAACCAATGGAATGGCGTAGACGCCAGGCATCAGTTTACTGTAATAAGATGGGTTCATAAGAGGAATTGCCATTCCAACAAATGATGCAATAATCATTACAGTAATTACGAAGTACGCAATACGTTCTTCGGTTTTTGTGGTCATGTCTTAGATCTCCACCTTCTCACCAGATACTGGATCTGTAACAACATAACCTGCTTCAGCCCACTCTTCGAGTGTGCGGCACTTACGTGTCATCAGAGAACCTGTACCGATTTGGATTTTGACCTTAGCGCAATACTCACCTTCTTCATTAATTGTCGCACGATAGTTGTCGACTGCAAACGCAGAAGGAGCAATAATTGCACAGCACAATGCAATAAGCTTTTTCATAGCTTCAACTCCTTAAATAAGTTTTGGGGGACTTGATGTGTAAAATGGTAACACGTTGCTACCTTTTACGGTAATATATATACACCTGAACGGCTTAGAAGTGGTATTTTTTGTATTTATTTTTGTTCTATATTATATTCCTTTGAGGAATAGCTGTAACAAAACTTGAACAAGAAAAAGGGGCCGAAGCCCCTGTAGTTTAGCTGGAGGGACAAGCCGCTCCATCCTCTGAGGCATCGTATTTCTCGTCACCACAACCATATTTGTTATCGTTGTTAGTGTCGCAACCACGTTGCCAATACTGCATTGTGAAAGTGTAACCTTCGCTCCACGGTGTATATGCTTTGCACCACTCGTGACTACCAAACGCTTCACCGTCTACACCAGTGTCTGGTGGGACGTAATCTACTTTTTCGGTCGGTACGATTTTTTCATATCGCATCGTTTTACCGTTATTATAGACAGAGCGTCTCCACAACTCAGATCGCTTCGAAACGAAAACGTATTCGTCTTCAGCAACCGTATATACATCACCATTATCATATGTAATGGTATGTGCAAATGCGCTTGTCGCAACAAGCGCCATAATAGATAGCAATAACTGCTTCATTTTAAATCTCCTTAGGTTAGTAGCTACTACGGCATGCATTCACGTGAACGCATGAATAGTTACTACATCCTATTAGATTTCTTCAAACAAAACATTGTTTACATATTGGTCAATTTTATCACTATCAAGTTTCATTGCTTTGAGAGAGTTCCAAAGCTGCTGATTCTTTTTTTGATTAATGCAGTATTTATTGTGCGCAGCTTTAGTATCATAAGCCTTACTATCAGAGGAGTACATACTCATCACATAGTATTGAATCAGATTAAGTGCGGTCTCACAAAACTGTTCTGTTTCTTCTTCTCGTACATTACCTGCTGCTACCATGTGTGGTGAGAAAATTTCTTGGGCCCAAGGTGGAAGCTCACGTTCTTTCTTCCAAACGAGATTTGCGGTAGCAGCTGCAAACGTTTGAATCATGGGATCAATCTCATCTGTAACTGGAGAGAAGTCAAAAAAGGATCCGCTAATTTTATTTGGACCAGAGACTACGTCTAAACCTAGTATCGGGAGACGTTCATTCGTATTCGGAAAAATGTTAATATGCATGAGCCATAGCTTAGGCTTACCTTCGATTGGCTCAATAATTTTGAGGTGGCATTTACGAATTGTGTCAGACTTCCAGAACGTATCAGTCCATCCTTCAAACTCGTGGATGTGTTTGGAGTTATCGTAGCGCTCCATTCTTTTATCGAATATGGCTGTAATATCTTCGGCTAGCTTTCTTAGCCGGTTCAAAATTGGTGTATCAATCATAGTCTTTTCCTATAAATGACCAAACATGTCGTCGAGTTCTTTAAAGAGCTCGGTAGCAAACTCAAAGCATCGAATTGCTTCGTCTACCATGTCATCGTGTAGTTGTTCTCTGAGTCCCGAAATAAGCTCTCTTCGATTTTCAAACTCATACATCGTGCCTGAGCCCGGCACTCTCTTCTTAATAATTTGTCCGCCATGCATATCACCAAAATGTCTTACGTATACGTGAGCCATTAAGTCATCGTTATCTTCGAGTGACAAGATGTGGTCAATATATCGATCGACCGTAAGCAAATTTTCATCGATCCATTGAAGGTTAAAGTTTTCTTCGAGTTCTGTTAGGTCTGCGAGTATCCGGTCTGCTCGAAAAACACCGCGCAAATCTTGCTCAAGATGTACTCTTTCTTCAAGCACTTTATACATTTCGTATTGAGAGCGAAGATAGTGTTGATAAGCGACTGCAGATATATCACCACTCAATAGCATACCAGCAAACTTAGACTGCTCGGCCATGTCGTGATGTCTTTGTGTAAGTTGTTTAAGGTTAACGGTCATAAATCCTCACATTATAATATGGTGCCCCGGTTTGGCCGCAAGCCTGGGGCCACAGCGATTAAGCGACCAATCGAAGGGGCTGCGACTACCTCTTCTTGAACGTATTTATATAAATAAAATAGCCATGTAACATAGGATAAAGAAATGATGTTAAATGAAGTCGCGCGAGAGTTGTACGACAGAGAACAAACATTAATGGTAGCAGCTAAGCATGCATACATGTCAGCACACGCGTATGCAGATATACAAGAAGCTAAACCACTTTATAAAGCTCTAGGTTACACCGGCTTAAAATTCTTTGAAAAAGACGGGGCGCAAGCCTATGCCGTCTGGAACAAAGAAGAAATCGTACTTTGTTTTAGAGGCACAGAGCCAACTGAGATTAGTGATCTTAAAGCTGATCTTAACGCTTGGCCAGATCGTGGAGAGGTTGGGGGACTTGTTCACAATGGCTTTCAAAACGAAGTCGAAAAAATTTGGGAAAACGTACGCAAGGTCGTTGACTCAAAACCGCACGCCTCGAAAAGGCTTACAATGTGTGGGCATTCGCTCGGTGGAGCGATGGCCACGATCGCGGCAAGTAGAATGAAGGATCGCATTGATTCTTTATATACTTACGGATCCCCACGCGTTGGTAATAAAGCCTTTATCGAAGCGTGCAAAAACGTAAAGCATTATCGATTTGTTAATAACAACGATATTGTTCCAACGGTTCCATTTAGATGGATGGGGTATCGCCATCACGGCGAATGTATGTACTTTAATTACACGGGGATCTTGAAGAGATTTACTTACTGGGAAGACTTTATTGATAAGTGGAAAGGTAGGTGGAGAGCTATTCGTAAAGGTCAAGTGTTCGATGGATTATATGATCATGGAGCTGATTACTATTGTGCATATACAGCGAGCAATTATGATCAAACAAAAGGTAAACAGAACTAAGGAATTACTTCTCTCAGTGATTGATCCATTCTGGGACTGGCGTATCGGTTCACCAAGTGTCCTAGAAAGAATAGAAAAGTTAGAGAAGGATAGTCACCCTGCAAAAGATCTTTGTGAATTCGAGCAATGGGAATCGCTTGACGCAAGGTTGAAAAAAATAGAACAAAAACTTAAAAAGCTGGAGAAAAAGTAATGGACGGAGACGATACACACCGCGAGCTCATGAATCATTATGCTTTATACTTGTCAGAAATCGCGAAATTCGAAAACAAGGGAGTTAAGGCCTCGGCTGCAAGAGCCAGGAAACACCTTGGCGAAATGGCAAAGCTAGCGAAAGTTAAAAGGGCCGAAATTCAAGCAGCGAAAAACGCAATGGAGGGGAAATAAGATGGATTGGTTAAAAGATCGTTTAGAAGAGCGCACTACTTGGGACGGAGCCGTTCTGATTGGTGCAGGTGTTGCATTCCTAATCTTCAAGCCTATCGCTGGCTTGATTGCTTATGGTGCAATTGCTTATGGTGCATGGACAATCTATACAAAAGAAGATTAAATGAAATGGAAATTCTGGGAGGGCGATAGTCCTCCCGCACCACCTCAACCCATTGACGTAATGAAGGATGACACTGACCCTTCAGAAGTTAGCATTGAGAATGCATATAAGACGAGGTGGATCTGGTATCATACCATTTTGGCATTGGAAATTTTGATGACGAATATATTATTGATCGCTATACTCATTGTTTTATCGATAAAATTATAAGGAATTCTCTAATGGCAGAAGAAGAAAAGACATACCACCCAGCTGACACAAATGGCGACGGTAAGGTAAGTAGAAAAGAAGAAGAAATGTATCTCGAGTTTAAGAGAAAAGAACTCGAAGATGCCGACGCTATGCGGGATGCTCAGCGTAGTATGGCTTGGTTTGCTCTCTTCGGCATGCTACTCTATCCATTCGCAGTTGTTCTTGCGACATTCGTTGGATTAGATCAGGCCTCAAAGATTCTTGGTGACATGGCCGCAACATACTTTGTTTCTGTTGCAGCTATCGTAGCAGCATTCTTTGGTGGACAAGCATTTGCCGCGAAGAAGTAGACTTAGTCTATTGGCATGACGTTATTAAACGTCTGATTACCGGAGCAACACCAATCGTAATCAAATAATTGATCTAGGGTTGCGTGTTGCCCCTTCTTTCTCCACCACTCATAGATATAATCATAACTTCTCTCGGCGACATTCTCGTAATCGCCATTTGCATCGCAATGCTCGGTTGTGGTAGGGAACTTATGTATTGCATGGTTGAATATTGGGTAGATATAGAAATACCCTAAACCAAACACGACATTTTCAATCGTTGCCGGCCACTTTTTAAAATCACCAGATCTCGGCCCATCTTTTGGAGCAGCCTGTCTTGTGATGTATGGCATTTTAAAGTGAACCGTTCTCTTGTCATAGAAATACCAATCAATAATCTTTTTAGCGTAATGTCTCTTAATGATATAGCATTGTAGACCATGATCAAATCCATTGCGATGTCGTGGATACATGACAGGCCATCCTTCATGCATTACACAAAGCGAAATCCCATCCCACAATGGACCCATTCGATCGAGCAGTTCTTGGAATTTAAATGGCCACAGGTCTATCACACCGAAATCACAATCGTCTTCAAAGATCGCGACCATTTCGTCGTCAGTCTCTTCGTACCATTTTTTAATTGTCATTAAATGAGAAGTGGTTGGGCCGAGGTCGATCGTGTCGAGCACGTCTGGTTCGCCAATGACATCAATATCTCCTTTCTCAAATCTTTCGTATTGATCAATTTGATAATCGGTAATGCCTAGCCGAGCGAACTCGGTTTGCATATATTGTCGACGATCTTCACATTCTCTCAAGTTGATTACCCGACATGGCGGGAATCCTTTCATTTTCTCAATCATAATTTAACTTGTCAGTGTTCCTCGGGCACGCTCTCGCGCTAGAAATTCGTTAATCGTCTTAATGTAATCGGGATTATCAGATGGTGCCCAAAGTTTAAGGCCAGGAATCTCTCCAACGAGTTCGTAATCAATACCTTCGAGTAGTTCCATACATGATACATTGTAATCTTCAAGCGCAAGGATTGGTCTTTTCTTCTTGAGTGTTTTCATTGCGCCTTGAAGAGCTCGAGCTTCCCATCCTTCGACATCAAGGTGAATCAATACGATGTCTTTAATATCGAACATGTCGATTGTATAGCTGGTACAAACAAGGCCGGTGTCTGAAATTTTAGAAGCCCCACCTGCATGCTTTTCTTGCAATACGGTATCAATAAGAAGAGTGCCGACTTCATTAGACAGCGCACCATTAAAGAGAGATACATTGGCGAGCTTGTTTGTTTGTACACACATGTTGGCAAGGAAATAATTCTCAAGAACAGGCTCAAACGCGTAAACTTTACCATCGGCGTTGGCTGCCGAAAAGGAAGGAAGCATATCACCAAAGAATGTACCGGCATGAATCATTGAATTGCCAGGATAGGTAGCACAAATGTGTTGAATAAACGAGTGCGTTAGCTGCTCATACATAAATCCACGAAGGATTGTACGGGCGGCTGGTCGATCTTGAGCATACTCGGGAACATAGTATGTGGTGGGTGGTACATTAATTGGCGTAAACTGAGTCTTCTTATACTTTATTTCAGTTGACCCATCAGTAATAATAATACGCAAAGCTCATTCCTCATTCTATAGATTTTTTCTTATTTATATCAGCTTTAACGCCATGTAGTTGTGTGTCAAATTTAATCAGCTTGTAAACCTCGTAAGTGACCATTGCTAGTGCAGCAAAAACTATTGACACAATAAAAACAATAAACGTGCCTACAATTGCTTCGGCTATCATACGTTCTCCTTAGATAATGGTGCCGCCACCAAGAATCGAACTCGGGACCTGCTGATTACAAATCAGCTGCTCTACCTGCTGAGCTATAGCGGCGTTATTTCTACGATGGTGTCTTTAATAATATCTTCGAATTTACCATCGTCTTGCATGACCACAATACGTTCACTTTGTGGGTTGACAGGGATAAGCTTGCCTATTGCTTCAAGCTGTATATCCTTTTGCCAGTGCTTGTAAATAACTTTTACAACTTCGTTTTTCATGGTCTTCCTTGTTGGTCGGAGAAGCAGGATTCGAACCTACGACCCCCTGCTCCCAAAGCAGGTGCTCTACCAAGCTGAGCTATACTCCGTGCTTTTCGATAAAGGCGTAATCGTCTTTATAATAATCTTTGAGGAACTCGAGGTGACGATCGGAGAAATTATTTATTTCTATTTGTCGATCTGTCTTGTTCATGACTTCGTCTGTACCAAAGAATTTTCCTACATCATGCTTCCAAACAAACGTAAACTCACTGAAGTTTTTTACATCAACAAACAACACTTGAGGTTGGAAGTGATGCACTTGCTGTTGAGATGTAACCTTATCTACGTTATCCATAAACCAATTCACTCGCTCTTGGATTGTCATAGCAAAAAGATTTACATTATTTGTCGTAGCAATCTGATGGCCATAGTTCCAATAGCGCTGGCCTTCAATGAGATAAGCGTTAATGCATGAAATAAAGCGATCAATAGGATCACTAAACACCACGATAGGTTTCTTATCTAACAGAGTTTTGTAATGAGGCTCAGAACGAAAAACCTGAAAGCGATCGGGATGCGATTCCTTTACCGTAACAGAACAACTGCGAGGAATTTCAAACCAGCATTGCTCACCATCAAGGTCATACATGAGTGGCCACTTGAGTTCGTCACACCATTGACATCGACACTCGATAAAGGTGGGTGGTGGCCTATGTATTTTGAGGTAGCCATTGCTTTCAGTCTCACCCACGGGCAAAAATGAATTAGCTACCGCTTGAAAATTTTTCATCAAGTCTTGGGTGTCTAGCTTCATTACCATTCTCTTAAAAGTGTAGATCCAAGTAGAACGGCCGAGGTCGCATTCAATATAATCAGCGCTCTATCATTCCACATCACTGATACCCATAGCCATAGGATTACACCTAATGTACCAATAGCTAAATCGAAAACTCGGTAATCAACGCCAGCAGCGCGAGCAGTCATTGCCAAAAGCATACAAACTGTTGCAGCCCATTTTACATACCAGTCAAAATTTTCAGGGTACCACTCATAATCAAGTTTTGGTTTCATAATTATCCAGGCAAATCGTGTTGCTCAATGATTAAACTTTTGGGGAAGTCAATCAACATCCCATCGACACGACGAATAGTAACAGTCGTTCCACCATCGTCATTCTGTTCTTCGAAATACCAACCAGCGGTCTCGAGCGTTTTGCTCGGATCGTTAGGGTGGGTATATACGATTCTTACTTTCTTTGCAGACATACAAATTTTCCTTAAACTGTTCTATCGAATACTTGACTCGTGCTATATGTATAAGCTTTACCATTCGCTTCGTACCAAGTAACTGAGTAATTAATTTCTCGGACGTGGTAATCTCCATTGCCCGTAGTGTAAGTCCGTTGGACACTCTTTTCCTGAGTTGTCATGTCGGTCTTTACGGCCGGATTCACACGATACTGAGTACCGATATTTACTACGTTATCTACTGGATTATCCATTTTTGATGTACCTCGTTATGTCAAAATTAGGTGAGTTACTTACTCGAGGTACGTTTTCCCACTCCTCGGTTTTTTGTTCCCACCCAGTAATTTCTTTTATCTCTTCAAAATACGTTTGCCAGTTTTCCAACCAGTCCGTATATGTATGGTAATAAAAGTTTGGTTTACCTAACTGTTGGTTCTTCCACTCTTCCCAGGCATTCCATACCTTTATTTGAGCGCGCTTACCACCACCGTTACGTGGTGAGGCCTCACCGTGGCCGTGGGTTTCCCAATAGTTAGCACTAAACCGGTCAAGCGATGAGAGCCATAAGTCAAATGGCTTTTGAGTAGCAACGTAAAAAACGTTGTCACGCAATTTCAAACGATCGAGTAGCATCTCTGTTCGATTTGGCCAATACTCGCGATTACCACCGAGCGGCGTTAGATGTTTCCAGTGATCGTATTTTTGATTACCATATCGATTACCAAAGTTTTGAACAAGGTTGGAGTGTATCCAATTCGTTCCTGTTCTTTGTAATCCTACAATAATGAAATGCCCATACATTATCTATAGTCGTCAATGTCCGGCTTTTCCGCCTTATTGAAAACGAAATTAGCGTAGTCCTCATATAGACGAAGAAGCTTTCCGTTTTCTTGGACCATCGATTGTAATACCTTTCTTTCGTTGGAACCTTTTACGTAATAGCGATGGTCGTCACTATAATTGTAGTACCAATCGTGTGACTCAAGTAGAGACCACAATTCTTCTAAAGACTTATCCATTGAGCTGCTGTATTAATCCGTTGTCCCAGTTTCGAGAAACATCCTCAGCGTAGTAAAAGCTTTTGCCGTCGAGTCTGCGGGTCTGAACAAGCTTACCATCTTCCCACAGGTCGACTACATAAACTTCGCCGTCATGTGTTTTCTCTCGTCGAATCTCGCTGTGTCGAACTGTCATTTTGTCCTCCTTTCTTATCCCAAGATCGAAACTCATAACTCACACCAGCCTCATCAAACATAGCTGCCGAATGAGTAAATGAGTCCATCCACTTCTCAGGATATTTATTGCTTTTAGGCATCACTATACGGGTGATACCACTACTGATTACGCCCTTTGAACACTCAGAGCAAACGGGCAATCCCCAGATATACAGGGTTGCTCCTCTCAAAGAAACACCGGCATCAGCTGCATTGTAAATCGCATTCATTTCAGCGTGCACAGTATACCGGTACTTTTCTTCTTTGTTTTCGAGCCTACTCTTTTTGTCAACGATGCCACGAGGGAAACCGTTGTATCCAGTCGCAAGGACCCGCCTGTCGTCATTTACTACAACAGCACCGACTTGTGTGCTAGGGTCTTTACTCCAAGAAGAAATCTCACGCGCCAAACTTAAGAATCGGCGATCCCATCTACGACTCATTCGAGTATAAAGCTCCTTTGTGTTTTGAGTAACCACGAGACGCAGCCTTTTTACGATCAACGAACGTAGCAGGCCGATTAAACTTTTCCATGTTCTTCGCCACGGGATTAGTCTTTCTCGTCTTTGTTTTCATCTTTCAGGTCCAATACCTTTCCGTCTTTAAAGGGTTGTACTTCGACAACCGTTTCGTTTTCAATCATGCGAATACACGTGAGTGTGATCTTAAGGTCTTGCTCAAGGAAAGCAATTTTACGCTGAAGCTCTTGCAAATGTTCGTAGTATTGCTCGAGCTCTTTTTCTTTACGTATCTTACTCTCAATGATATCCGTTAATGTGATGATCTCACTCACGTGATATCCTTAGATGCAGGAGGACACGATAGTCCGCTGATCCTTATAGTCCCTTACACACCGAGAAAGATGCACCTTGAGCATCGAGATACAGAGCTCAGTGTCATTCTTTTCACTATAGCCGTTCAAATATTTATCTGCGAGCTTGTCTACGAGAGCCTCTGCTTCTTTGTGAGTGAGGCCTGACTTGAATTGATAAGTGTCGATTTCATGCTGTGTCATAATATATCCTTTGAAAAATAAAATTAAATATTGGCGCACCCGGTAGGACTCGAACCTACAACCTACAGCTTAGAAGGCTGTTGCACTATCCAATTGTGCTACGAGCGCATTATTCTCCCTTCTCATATCGCTCGACCATTTTGTATTGTAGCCGTCGAGCTTCTTTCTCCCAAGGCTGATTCCAATAATCTGTATCAGCGTAGTTTTTATTTTTCCATCGCGAGAGTTGAGGATCCAACTCGCGTCTTGCGAACTGTTTGATGTGTACAAACTCGTGGGCTAGTACCCCTAGCCAATTGCCATAGAGGGCGATATCCACAATGAAGGTACGAGGGTCTACGCACTCACATAGGCCTTCAGTAGCAGTACCTTTCTCGACGACAATGTCTTGATGTACACGTATTTGAATTGAAGTTTTAAGTCGGTTAATACCGAGTTGTTGTGCAAAGGATTTAGCAGCCAGCATAATTGATGCCTGCAGTGAAGTT